TCTATTAGCTACTGCTAGTTGTGTATTGAATACATCTTGCTCATTATTGTTACCTCTAAACTCTTGTGGTATTCCCTCTGCAAAGTTCTTACTCTCATCTACTATGTCCATACATAATAGAGATAAACTAAAGTTCCATACGTTACCTTGCATTGTTGCACTATTTACCATAAAATGTGATAGTGGAAATATAGTCTGTTTGTTTAAGTCTACATCGTATATGTCTCCATAGGTAACTGTATTGACAAAGTCATCTAGTTGTAGTGTTTGTCTTATCTTTTCGGATAGATTATAAAATCCTTGCATATTATTGTGATTTACGTTTTATCATTCTTGTTTCTAATTCTGCTTTTTCTTTTTCAAATGCCAAGTACATTAAACACTGGTGTAACGGAAGTCTTGCAACTTCTTTAAATCTTGTAATGTCTCCTTGAGCAAGTGTATATAGTTCTGAATAGCTTCCCCATTTTCTTGAGAAATTTGACCTATCATCTGTTCCTTCACTACTTCTTTCTCCAAATAGTTCGGTATATAGTTCAGCAATTCGTTGGTTAAATTGTAAAAAAAAACCATAGCACCTAATACAACACTTAATGGCATTTGTTTCATTACCTCGCTGTACTTGTGGCTTCCTTCATATTCTTCTATTAAGTACTTATGTCCTTGCTTTTGTTTAAGTGGTCTAAATAGTACAGCCATTGCTTTATGCATATTACCCCATTCATTTATATAGCTTGTAACGTCTTTATTTTCTCCATAGGTAATCTCATCTAGGTTTGGTATAAAACCATAAGAAACACCATTTAAATTGAACGTAGGGATAAACTTATGTTCTTGGTCGAATAGTTTATTGATGTGATTGATTAAGTAATCTACATCTTTGTCTTTAATCTTGCCTAGCTCTTTTGTGTTTATGTTGAGGATGCATTTAAGTAAATCATCATTACTTGGATTCTCTATAAGTAAGAAATCTTGATAGTCTTTTAACTGGACTTCTTTTAGTGTACTAGGTATAGAAACTTCTAATTGCATAAAGTGTTTTTTATAAAACGAAAAAAGGATTACTTTGTATAAAGCAACCCTCTTTTCCAACTATTAACCTAAAAATTATCTTAATGTCTTATATAGGTATAAGTATAACTCTTGTATCTTATCTCCTAGTTTTTTGTCTTGTATGTATGTTTCATTTCCTATTTGTATTCTTCCTTCTCTATGTATCTCTAATTTAACTTCTGGTCTTCTTGTTCTTGTTAATGGTTTTACTATTACCTTGATGTCATTCTTTAAACACCAGCTAATAGCTTCTCTTACATTTCTTGTCATTTAAACAAGTTAATCATTATTGCTGGAATAAACATAATAGCTAATAAACAAATTATTTGATATATTCTTGTATATAGTTTTCTATAGTATATTGTATCTGTGTATTCTTTTAATGTGTATATTTTTGTTGTGTTGTTTTTTGTTACTATTACTTCTCCTTGTTTTACCTCTATCATATCTAAAATATTAAGTTATGTATAATAGATTCTAATGATAATAATACTACACTTGCAATTAATAATACAAATGAGAATAATGATAATGTTAAGTAGTGTTTTAGTTTTTTCATTGTTTTGTTTTTTTTAATTATGTGTTTAAGGTAATTTCCATAATAACCTTTTGAGTGTGTTTTTTCTACCTTGAAGAATATCCCACTCATCTCTTAATTCTGGATGTTCATCTAACATTAATCTAAATACTTTGTTAGTCATTATTAAAGTACCACCTTTTAATGTTTGTAGAGTTGTAATTCTCCAATTGATTTGTCTAATGAGCTTTTGAATTTGCTCTTTTTGTTGCCATTTAGTTTTCATTTTGTTTTGTTTTGTTTTGTTTATGCTGTATAAATCTATCTTAAATTTCTTACTAGAGGATAGTTACTTTTCATTTCCACTAACAGTACACTTTCATACTTTTTAAGAAACATTCTCAATGCAGATATTTTACTAAACTACATTTACTAATGCTTTCGATTTATTACAACATTTCAAATAACTAATTAATTATACTGCTAATATACAACACATTTACTTATTAACAACAATGTTTATTAAATTTTAACAAAACTTTAACATTTCTTTAACATTTAGTAAATGTAATATTGACCCTTATTAGGATTCTCTAATTGTGAAGTGATAGCGTACCTCATCGCATCTATACAATGGTTAAAAGCATCTATTGGTTTGTTAAGTGTTTCTCCTTCTTTGTTCTTTAACCAAATGTAGTTCTGTAGTTCTTTGATTAAGTTATGACTTCTATTAGTTATATAGATTTCATTTTGATTGATAAGGTTGATACCATACACTATTGAGTCTTTACCTTTTTTTACTGGCAATACTAAATGACCATAGCTTGATAACTCTGCAATACTTTTAGGTTCTGCTGAATCTGCATATATGATTTCTTTTGCTTGGTGTGTTTTAAGTAAGTTACTTATCTGACTATTTAGTAATCCTTTTTGGTAGATGACCTCATCAAATATATAAGCATTGTTGTATTTGTAAAGTGCTATTAAAGTAGAAGGGTCGTTAGTATATCCAAAATCCATTCCATAACAAAGTAGTCTAGCTTCTTCTGGTAAGTCAATAGGCTTCCAATCTTTTATACAAGCACCTTCTAAACTTCCTATCTCTCCTAGTCCGTAAACATTCCACCAGTTATTCCAGTAAGTAGATGTCTTTGCTTTGTCTTTAGCTTTCTCTATGTCGTTTATAATTGTGTCTGGTAATGCTTCGTTGTCTAAATACGTTAGCTTTATAAAGTCAGCATCATCTTTGCCTTGTAGTTCTGTATGCGCCCAGAATGATGAGGTAGGGTTAAAGTCAATCCATATCTCTCCAGATGTTCTTATTGCTAATTGGTTGTATGCTTCGTAAGGAATGTTGTTAGCTTCGTTTACATATAGGGTGTGTCTTCTTGCTCCTCTTAATTTATCAGCTGATTCAACACTAAAGAACTCTATGTAACTTCCGTTTGCAAACTTATACTTAAGCATTGACTTATTATATTGCATATCATTATAACGATTAGTCATCATCATAATCTTTAGGAAGTCTTTTAAAGCACCTCTACGTAAATGTGGTATAGACTCACTCACTACGCTTATTTCTACGTTAGGAGTTCTTATAGCTCTATCTATGAGGATAGGTAGTATGCCAAACGTTTTACCAGCTGACGTTCCCCCTTGAACTATCTTTTTACGTTTCTTAAGTTTAAGAAGTTTTTTAATTGCAGTTGTTACTACAAACATTAATCAATAATATTAAATAAAGGTTGTTCAGTATTTAATGTGATGTCTTTTGTTTCTCTTGGTTTACCAGCATAGTAGTGATAGAACATTTGTATAAACTTAAACTCTCCAGATTCTATTCCTTTTTTAAGAGCTGCATATGCTTGTGGTTCTAATGGTGTTAGTCTTTCAATTAACTTTACCTCTTCTGCTTTAGGCTTTCTACCTCCGTTTGAGTGTCCTCCGTTATTTCTTCTACCATCCATATTTGAATAATTTTGAGTTCAATTGTTTTTTATATAACGAAATATCTTTGTTTTTGTTAAAATAGTCTTTGTTGTGCTTTATGTTGTTGTAATCTTTTTGTAGCTGCTTCAAAGTATTCTTTGTCTATTTCGTATCCAGTTAAATCATATCCTAAATTATGACAAGCTATAGCTATTGAGCCACTTCCTAAATGTGTATCTAATATTGTGTCTCCCTCTTTAGCATAATTCATTAAACAAAATTCATATAATGAAATATGTTTTTGTGTAGGATGTATTCTATCTAATTGGTTTGGGTTTTTTTTATATATTCTTGTGCCTCCTTTACTTACCCAAGCAAATTCTGCTTCTGCAAAATCCCTACCATACATTGTTTCTCCTTTATCCCAAATACAAAAATATTGACTACAAGGCAGTTCAAAATAATTACCACCCCATATTATCTGATTTTTACTCACCCTAAAAAGCTCTTTGAAATATTCTTTTGTAGGAACAGCACTATCCCAATTCTTTTTTTTATCTTGTTTGTTTCTTTTTCTACCCCCCATATTCATTTTAGTTACATCAATACCATAAGGAGGGTCTACAATAGCCAAATCAAACTGATTGTCTTTCATTTTATTCATAGCCTCTAAACAGTCTTGGTTGTATATCATTTGTTTATTCTTCATATTCTTTTAATCTATTAATAACTCTTTTTATTCTATATTCTGCTACTGGGAA